AGAGATTTAAAAGCATTATTAAATCAATTTGCACAATATGAACTTTGTTTTGGTAATAAATTTAATATTAATCCTGCAGGATATAATATAAAAAGCACTGGATTTACAATTAATGGTTTTAATGATATAGCATATATTACTGATGTTCCAAATAAAAATGCTGTTGGTTCTTTGGATGGTAGTAATATGGGTACACTTAGTGTCGTTACTAAAAATAATAGAGGTGAACAGAGAGTTATAGTTAAAGATGCAGGTGTTGTTGACTATAAAAAAGGTGAAGTTATTCTAAACACAATTAATATAACATCAACTGTAAGTGATAATAATATTATTGAGGTTCAAGCATTCCCAGAATCAAATGATGTAGTGGGATTAAAGGATCTGTATCTCGATTTTGATGTATCAAAGAGTACAATAAATACTATTAAGGATGTAATTGCTTCAGGTGAAGATGTTTCAGGAGTTGTATTTACCAGAGATTACTACACATCAAGTTACTCTAATGGAGATTTAGAGAGGAAATAATTTATGTCAAATATTGACAAAAGAATACAAGTCAATACGATTATTGAGAATCAGTTACCTGATTTTGTGGTATCTGATTTTCCGAACGCTACAGAGTTTTTAAAACAATATTATATTTCACAAGAGTTTCAAGGTGGTGCATCTGATTTAATTACTAATCTTGACCAATATTTAAAAGTAGATAATTTAGTCCCTGAAGTAGTTGTCGGAATTACAACAATTTCTGCAGGAATATCCACTGCTGACACAACTATAACTGTTCCTAGTACAAAAGGATTTCCATCTGAATATGGATTACTTAAGATAGATGATGAAATTATATCTTACACTGGAATTACTTCAACAACATTTACTGGATGTATTCGTGGATTTAGTGGTATCACTGGTTATAATGTTGGTATTTCATCTTCTCTTCTTAATATAAATCAAGAGAGTTTAAAATTTGATGAAACATCAGCAACTTCTCATACATCTGGATCTAGTTTAACAAACTTATCTGTATTATTTCTTCAGGAATTTTTTAAAAAATTTAAGAAAACTTTTTTACCTGGATTAGAGAATAATAATTTTGCAGATAATTTAGATGTAGGTAATTTTGCAAAGTTTGCTCGTTCATTTTATCAATCAAAAGGTATTGAAGAGTCAGTAAGAATTTTATTCAAAGTATTATATGGAGTTGAGGCAAGGGTTCTTGATTTAGAGGGAAATTTAATCAAACCATCTGATGCAGAGTTTATACGTCGTGAAGTTGTTGTTGCAGATTTAATTACACCAACTGGTGAACCACAGAACTTAACTGGTCAAACAATATTCAAATCAACTGACACTTCAACTAATGCATCAGTTTCAGAGGTAGAAATAATTAAAAGAGAAGGTAGAAATTATTATAAAATTGCATTGTTTGTTGGATTTAGTGATCGTGACTTGATTGAGGGAGTATTCACAGTACCAGGTAATACTAAAATTCTTGATAAGGTTGATGCAGGTGCTACAATTATTAATGTAGATTCAACTGTTGGTTTTGGTACTACTGGAACTGTGATAAGTGGTGCAAACTCTTCAATTAATTATACATCAAAGTCAATAAATCAGTTTTTTGGATGTAGTGGAATTGGTGTTGGTCTAGGAACCGCACACAATATTAGATCAAATGAAACTATCTTTGGGTATGAAAATGGAGATTTATCAAAAAGAGTTGATTTAAGAATTACTGGTGTCCTGTCTGAATTAATTCCAATAACTGATATTAAATTAGTTAATGAGGGTGAAAATTTATTTGTTAAAAATATTGGTGAAAAAATTGAAAATGATAGTAAAAATTATAAACAAATTTTTGCAAACTCATGGATTTATAATACAAGTTCAAGATTCCAAGTTGATATTCCAATTGGTAGTTCAACTTTCACACTAAAAACTCCAATTGATAAGTCATCTCTTAAAGTTGGTGATAGATTTGATATTTTAAAGAGGAATGAACAGGTTGTCACTGGTAGTGGTACTGTCGCAACTATTAATACTGGAACAAATCAAATAACAGTTTCAAATATTGCTGGATTTACTCAGGATGCAAATCAACTATACGATATTCGTAGAAAAATTGAAAAGGCATCAAGTTCTGGTGTAACTCTTGCTCAAGGTAATGATAGTGTTATTGCTGATACTTTAAGTGTTTACACCGATGGAAACGCTGATGGGTATGTTGCATCAAACTCTTTACCAAGTTATGATATTACAACTAATATAATAGAAGAGACTCTTACAGGTGGAACTGCTACTGGACTAGACGGATTTAATCCATTAAATGACCGATATAGTTTTATTAATTTTAATATTGGTCGAAATATAAAATTTATTCAAGGTGATGCTGTTACTTATATTCCTGAAGGTGAAGCACTGATTGGATTAGATACTGGTAGAACATATTTTGTAGATCCTGTTATACCTCAACCAGGTCAAGATATTACAAAGATTAGAATATTTAATTCAACAGCACAAATTGGATCTGCAAGCACTGTTCAAGTTGGTCCAACTACTTCTACAACCGATATCCATAGGTTTGTATTACAAAAACATTCAAGCAGAGTATTAGAAGCAGATAAGATATTAAGAAAGATTCCTTTATCACAAAACTTGTTTGTTAGTTCAAATCAAGATATACCTACAAATGATATTGGCATATTAATTAATGGTGTTCAGATTCGTTCACCTATTTCAGATAATCAGATATATTATGGTCCTTTAGAATCTATTGACTTACTAAATGGTGGAAATGATTATGATGTTCTTAATCCTCCAATAGTTGGTATTGAAACAAGCACTGGAGTTGGTGCTGCTGTTGAACCGATTATACAGGGTACGGTCAAAGAAGTATTTGTTGACCCCCAATTATTTGATATTGATGCAGTTACAAGTATTTCTCTTACTGGTGGTAATGGAAGTGGGTGTTTATTACAACCTATATTGGGTACTCGAAACAGAGAATTAGAATTTGATAGTAGAGATATTTTCTTTAACGGTGGTGTTGATGTTGTAAATGAAACTATAACATTTAAAACTGTTCATAATTTAGATGATGGTCAGATTGTTTATTATGGTTCAAATGGTAATTCTCCAATTGGTATTGGAACTGCATTTGATTTACTAAATCAAATCTCTGGCACTTTATCTGATGGTGCTCCATATTTTGTGAGGTCAGTTAATCCCACTACAGTCAGAATATTTAATACTAGAGTAGATGCATTATTTGGTACTGCAGGTATAAACACTGTCGGATTATCAACTGATACTGCAGCAAGTGGTATTCATAAATTTAAAACAGAAAATAAAAATACTTTAGTTGCAGTTAAAGTATTAGAAGAGGGTTCTGGTTACACACATCGTAAATTAAGAGTAAAACCTGTTGGTGTATCAACATCATTAAATGTTATTACTTTTAAAAACCACGGATTTAATAGTGGTGAGATTGTAGAGTATTCTGCAGAGACTACACCAATACAAGGATTAAGTACAACGTCATCTTATTATATTAAGAAATTAACTAATGATACATTCCAACTAGCAGATGCTGGTGTAGGTGGAACTTCAATTGTAGATTATAATAGAGGCAAATATGTCAACTTTATATCTTCAGGTGAAGGATTCCAGATATTTAATTTTCCTCAAATTAAAGTAAATGTTGATGTTTCTTTTGGTTCAACAATTACAGGTGATATTACAATTACTCCTGTCGTAACAGGTAAATTAATTGGTGGATATCTTTATGAAGAAGGAACAAATTATGGTTCCACTATCCTTGATAAAGAAGTAGTTCCTAAAGTTAGTATTGAGAATGGTAGATTTGCAGAATTTAAACCTATTATAGTAAATGGTAGAATTACTGATGTAGCAGTTGTAAACAGAGGAAGGGAATATAATTCAAGTCCTGAAATTAAAGTTACATCAACAGGTGCTGGAGCAGGTGCTGTAGTCCGTCCTGTAATTGAAAATGGGCAAGTCATCGATGCTATTGTAACAAATGCTGGTATTGGATATAGTAGTATTTCTACAGAGGTTAGAGCGTTTTCAAGAGGTAATGGTGGTGTTTATGCTGCCAGAGTTAGAAGTCTAACATTAAACAATACACACAGATTTGGTGATTCATTCTTATCTACAAAAGAAGATACACTAAGGTTTAGTATATTAGGATATTCACAAGATATTGCAAATAATTTTGAAAATACATTTAATGTTACTTCAAGTGGTGAATTTAGTAATATAACAGGTCACTCTCCGATTGTTGGATGGGCATATGATGGTAATCCAATATATGGTCCTTTTGGATATTCAGATCCTTCTAATATCAACTCTGATTTAAAAATAATAACTCCATCATATGTAACTGATATTAGTAGAGTTACAAATCGACCACCAGGTTATTCAGCAGGATTTTTTGTTGAAGATAATGTTTATAATGGAACAGGAGATTTAGATATTCATAATGGAAGATTTGGAAAAACACCTGAATTTCCGAATGGAGTTTATGCATACTTCTCTACTGTTGGTTTAGGAACTGGTACAAACAAATTAGAAGGACAATATCCATATTTTATTGGTAATACATATCGTTCACCAATAATTGCTGAAAATCAAATATTAAATCAAGACTTTGATTTTAATAGCTCAGGACTCAGAAGAAATACATTACCATATAATGTTGATGAAAAATTTGCTGGAAATGATTTTGTAATAGAATCTTATGAAAAAATAAGACAAATATCTAAAATCGAAGCAGTTACTAAAGGTGGAGTTGACGGGTTTACCATTTTGAATGGTGGAACAGGATATAAAATTGGTGATACTACAGAATTTGATGATGAAGGAACAAATGGATCTGGATTCCGTGCAACAGTTGATGAAATTGTTGGTATTGGTATTTCTCGTATTGATACAACAATTACTCCATTTGAAGGTGCTGTTTTTGAATGGAAAAGTTCAAATGAAGTTCAAGCGGTTTATTTACCATTTATAGAATTGAATGATCAAACTTCAGTTTCAATATCTGGATTAAGTAGTTCAATTGTTAATCTAACTAATTCATTTAAAGTAGGTGTTAGTACTGATACAATTGGACTTGCAAAAACTATGACAGTTGGTGCTGCTGGTGGTTTAATACAAGACATCTATGTAACTGAAATACCTAATACTGTTGCAATAGGTGGGTCTTTAAGGATTGGTTCAGGTAATGTAACAGATGTTGAGACAGTAAGAGTATTAAATGTTTATGATTTAAGAAAAGTTATTAGGATACAAAGGCATACAGGTATTGCTCATACTGCAGGTTCTAATATTGATGTATTAAATAACACAATTAGTATTCCCGTCAAGACTACAAAGTTTGAATCTGAAACTAATGATATAGTATACTTTAATGGACCCCAGTCAGTTGGAGTTGGAACAACATCTGGTGGTGCAATCGAAGTTGATAGAATTATTGGAGATATAAAAGAAACTGTTTCTATTCCAACTAGAACAATTCATATACCAAATCACCCATTTAAAACTGGTCAGAAGATAACTTTAAATAAAAGAAATGGTGCAAACCGTTTCGATGTAGGAAGAACACCACTTGTTACTGAATTTAAAGTACCTCACGTCGGACAAAATTCACTTGATGTATATGTTATTAATAAAGATAAAGATAATATTGGAATTTTAACTACTAGAGTTGGAATTGGAAGTACAAGTGAAGGTTTATATTTTTATAGTAAAGGATCAACTTCAGGTATTTCTTCAGGATTATATTTCTTCCAATCTAATAAAGATCAAGTAACTGGTGATGTAGATAAGATATTAACTACAGTATCAACAAATGTATCTGCTGCAGGTACAACAACTCATAATCTTGTTGAAGGGGATACCATCAAACTTAATGTAGTACCTAATCTAAACGTTGGAATTGGAAATACAACACCTATATCTGTAAATTATAATGAGACATTTGAAAAATTACTTCTCAATCCAATATTATTTACTGCTTCTGACGTAGAAACAAATCAAATAGATTTGATTGACCACGGATTTGAGACTGGTGATAAAGTATTTTATGATGGTGGTGCAACTGGATTAAGCACAGGCACATATTTTATCAATAGAGTAAGTAGTAGAAGATTTCAACTCGCTGAAACAATTTTAGATATTAATTCAAATCCAGTTAGAACTGTAAATATTACAGCAAATACTGGTGGAGATAATCAATCTATCGCACCAATAAACCCAAGAATTGATGTAGTTAAAAATTCTAAATTAAACTTTGGTTTAACAAGTTCCACTCTATTAAACTTTGATTTTAAATTATTTTATGATAAGGAACTTACGAATGAATATTTAAGTTCACAAGATTCTCCTTCATTTAATGTTGGTACTGGTGGAACAATTGGTATAGGAACAAATAATACTGATCCAATTGGTGCTGCTTTAACTGTCCAATATTCTGCATCATCACCAGGTAGATTATATTATGGATTAACCAAAGGTGGTTTCATAAGCACTGCTGATACTGAAGTATCTAATTATTCAGAAATAAGATTCATCGATAGTAAATATAATGGAGAATATAAGATATCAAATGTTACTGCAGATACATTTGACATTTCACCAAAAATTCCTGAGTTTTTGACTTATACAAGTAGTGATTGTGAAAAATTAGAATACTCCACTAAATCAACTGCAGTTCACGGTGCAATTAAAGATTTAAATATTATATCGCCAGGATTTAATTATAAGAAAATTCCACAATTTAAATCAGTCAAGAGTACAAGTGGAACTGATGCAAATATAATTGCATCTTCAAACTCTATTGGAAGAATTAAAAAGGTAAGAATAGTTGATATTGGTTACGAATATTCTTCAGACAAAACTTTAAGTCCCGAAGCGTTTATATCGCCTGTTGTTAATATTGATAATCTTGATATTATTGATTCAGTTAATATTGTAAGTGGTGGTGCTGACTATATGAGCACACCTAATTTAATCGTATTCAACCCAGTTTCAAATACTGT